TCAGCCTGCCGACGACGTAGACGCCTCTTGCGCTGCGCGATCTCTCGCTGCCAGCAGCAGCCGGTTGACAAGCTTGTGCGCATCGTCGCCAACATTGCTGGCCGCGTTCCAGAGTTCCTGAGGCAAGCGCGAACGTTCCGCGGTGATGACATTCAGCAGATCCTTGGCCAGGGCCGTCTGCTCGCCCACGCTCAGGTGAGCGCCAGGACCATCGTCCTCGGACATGGTCACCATATCGACCGCCGCATCCAGGCAAGCTTCGGCTTTTTGCACACGGCCTTGCCCGCGGTTTTGCGCCTGCACCTGTATGTACAAGGAGGCGAGAGACTCGATTGTTTTCAAGCCACAGCATGCCGCTGCCGCACCCATCGCTATACGGATGGGCGAACCAACGATCTGTGACCCGGATGGAGTTGATGCTTGTTTGGTCGTGGCAACGACTTGCCGCAGCGTGCCAACACGCGGCAGAAGCCAGGACGTGTCCTTGCCTCACCCAATCGGCTCCGATTTTTACATAATATACATACCCGACGACGTGCTTTCCGAAGCCTTTGCGGTCAGGGCATTTCCAGCCAGTCCAACTACGCATAAAAAAATCGCGGCTGTAGCACCTAGTCGTTTGTAGAGCTTCGCCCATTCGCGGCCTAGCTCGCCCTGGTCTTGTTCCGACCTGATCAGTAGTAGCCAAGGGCCAATGTCCTGGCCGGCTATTTTCGCCAGTTGCTGGATGCGCTCATCGGGGATCGGCTTGTTGCCTTTCTTCCACTCGCTCAGCACGCCGCTCGTGATTCCCATTTGCTCGGCAAGCCCCCGCAGGCTCCTCCTTAACGAACGCTGAATTGCCAGTTCGATAAGCGTATTTATGTGCATGATTGCTTCCTAAATGGTATGCAGTGCTTCCCAATTAGCATACACTTGGCTTGCTTCCTAATTGGGAAGCACCCAGCCCCCGGCACCCCCCGGGGTGCCTGGGGTCCAGGGTAGGGGTAGTCGTCACTGCCGTTCGTTCGCGGACTACTGCCAGAAGCGGGCAGGGGCGCAAGGGAAGTCGATGTCGCAGCTCGATCTAGCAGTCGGCCTGATATCGCCAACCCACGCATGGGGATCAACACATGGATAAGTTCGAACTGTTTTACCTGGTCAAAGGCCGCCGGGTGGTTGCTGGCCTGTTTCCGTCTCGCCAGGCTGCGCAGGTTCATCGTGACCAGGTGCATGCAGCTCAGTCTCGCCGTATGCGCATGCCTACGCTGTTCCAGATTCGACGCGTGCCGGTCGCTCAGCAGGTGGCTGCATGAACCTCGACGAGTACAAGGCTATCCAGCCGCGCATTGCCGAGCTGCAGCGTACCGCCCTGGAATTCGCCGAGCTTGGCGAATCGAAGGTATCGCGCCTCCTGCTGACAGCCTGTCTTGCCGCTCAGCGCATCAAACCGACCAAGCTGGTCACGGTTGATCCTGCAACCGATGTCGGCACTGCGCCGAAGAAGGGGAAGGGCGCATAACGCGCCCTTTTCTTTGGGAGAAATTCGCATGTTGCACGAATACGAAATTCAGCAACGCGATGGTCGCCGCTGGGTCGTCGTTGACGTGTGCACCGACTACTACGACGCGCAGGAACAGAAGCTAGAGCATGTGGCCGCCGAGGTTGAACACGGTCGGCTTTTCGCCCTGGTGATTCGCGAGTTCCGCGTGCGTCGTGTTTCGATGGGGGTATCGTGATGCATCACGAAATACAGATTATCGCGCTTGTGGTTCTCGCCCTTGCGTGTCTGGTCCGCGGCACGTTCGCTTTCCTGCGGTTCCAGAAGCGCCATTTCATGGGGCGTATGGATGCTGAGCATCGTGCGTTCGTCATGGTGCAAGAAGCCAAGCGCGAGGTGCGCCGTGGCTGACAGTGAACTCAAGCTTTGGCAACTGATCGACCAGCGCAAGCAAGCGACGACGAACCAAGAACGCGACCGACTCGACCGACTGATAGAAGCACGCATCAGGTTGGTCGGGTCGGGGCAGGGCGATGCCGGATGAACGCGCACTACCCGAACCGTCCTTGCTACCACTGCGGGGGCAGCTTGCAGACGATCAACGCGACGGATGCTTGCCTAACGTTCTGCACCAGCTGCGGCCTGTTGACCTCGAAGCGCAGGGCTATGCAGAACTCTTACAGCGCATTCCCTGGCAACAGTTTTGGACGCTCACATTTCGGCTCAATAAAACAGGCCGAAACGGTGGCGTCCACGTCGAAGCCGCAGACAAAGCGTTCCGTTTTTTCGTCAGCAGCATCAATCGCGAAATCTACGGCCCCAAATGGAACACCAAAGCCCACCGCGGTTTGCAGTGGGCGCGCGGGCAAGAGTTCCACCGCGACGGACGCCTGCATTTCCACGCCGTTGCAGCTGCGCCTAACGACGATTTAAACCGCCTCATAAGCCGTTACCAATGGCACGAATTTTGGTATCGCGAATTTGGCCGCAACAAGATCGAAGCACCACGTAGCCAATCAGACATCACCGGCTATGTATCGAAATACGTAACAAAGGGCGGTGAGGTCGATTTCAGTAAGAACTTCGGCGCGTGGTTGCCACCGCCAATCGACTACACCGTACGACCCGAGCAACACGGCCTGATCCCGGCCTAAACCAGCAGCACAGAGGATCACCGGGCGGACTGATGCAAGCATCGCGCAACGGGTCAACAAGCGCCCACCACGTCCGCCTTCGGGGGGGTAGGGGGGGACTTAGCTTGACCCCACAGTACCGCCCGCAATTTGCAGAAAACCAACCGCAAGCCAACCAACCAAAGACAGAGAGAAAAGACCGAATGAACGCTCCGAAGATCACCATCAATGGCCCCGTCGATACCCGCAACGTCACGACCTCCAAGGGACTTCCGAAGGCCATCTACAGCCAGAAAGCCACGCTCGAAACCGAACTGATGCGCGTGCAGATCGACGTTGAGGTGGACGGCCCGAACTCCGGCTATCCGGTCGGCGCCGTCAAGGAATGGGACTTGGTGTCCGATCTGGTGCCGGGCCGCTTTGGCCCCGAGCTGGCGCGGCGCATGACCCTGGTGGATCCGCAGCACAACCGCGCCAAGGCGGCGGCGTAAGTCATGACGCGCGTGCTGACCTGCATCGACGCAGTGCCGGCGCAGGACGGCACGTGTGCTCAAACCGCCTGGCTGGATCAAGCCAGCTGGGTGGACATGTTACCCACCGTCCAACAGGCCGGCGTGGTGGGTGGTGCTTATTTTGCTGGCCTAATGACCCTTGCAGTCGTTCGTGGACTGCTCAATCCCAAAACCATCGAGGAGTAATACCAATGCCCAATTTCATCAACACCCTGAACCCTGTGTTCGGCAGCGCCAAGACTGCCGGCTATGCCGGTCTCACCGCTCTGGTTGTCATGCCGGGCTTCGCCATGGCGGCCGACGGCGCTGATTTCGACGGCAGTACCATCGTCGCCAAGGTGGTGGCCTATACCGCCATCGGTGTGACCATCCTGGCGGCGTTCGCGCTCGGTCGCTGGACCCTGCGTGCTCTGGGCCTGATCGGCGGCAAGTGATCGGCAGCGGTTCCCACAGCGGGGGAGGGGCGACCCTCCCCTTTTTCATTTGAGAGGTGACGACGATGGAAGGCTTAATTGTGCTGGTTTTCCTGATCCATGCGGCGCACGTATGCGCTAGCGGTTGGCAGTGATGCGCTGGCTCGCAAGTTACTTTGCGCGAGCACTTGTTCGCCGCACAGTGTATTTATTGGTTGCGATTGTATTTGCATATTTTGGTTTTGGTAATGCTCATGCACAGCAATCTCTAAATTGTTCTGCCGACTACACTGAACAAACCTCAAACGGTTGTGCTGATGAGGGCGAGGCATATGCGATGGCTTATGCTGCTTATGGCAAGTGGGCCTCTACAATTTCAGGCTCTACGGCGGCATGTGCGCCAGTGTATTCATATTCCGGCTCGCAAAAGTTTTCCCTTAAGTTTACTGCCTCATTTAATGGCGGCTCATGCACTGCACTCACTCTTTATCGAGGTTTTGTTTCGGGTGCTACTTGTTCACAGCGCAACACAAATAAACTTGCCGATGCTGCCCAGTCTTATTCTTCTTCTGGTGTTAGCACGTGCATTGCTGGTTGCCAGGTTCAGGGTACTTCTTTTAGCACGCAGACAGGGGGTGTCAATATTTATGGGATGAGAGATCGAACATATAACGGTCAAATTTGTAACGCATCTAAACCTTCTAATGATATTTCCCAAGTTCAGTCTGATAAGGTTGATGCAAACAAGCCTAAGGCGCCTGAGTGTATGGCACTTGAATCAGGTCAGACGGCTTGTATAAAAACAAATGGTGATTATTGCGCCACTGCGTCAACCGGTAAAACGTTTTGTTGGGCGCCTCAGGAAACGGGGAAGAAAGCGGATGGCACGGAGGCGCAGGTGAAATCCCCAAAGGGCGAGCCAGTTACCCCGCCTAGCACCACGATTTCAGATCAGGAGTGGCAGCGTAAGGAAGGGCACCAGCAGACCGCATGTGTCAATAGCACTTGCATCACCTACAACGTTACTAACTATTCCAGTGTGCCGTCTGGTACGGCTAAGAATTCGACCGGAGACAATACCTCTACCGGTAGTGGCAACACGTCAGGCAACGGGGCGCCCGGCAAGGGTACTAAGGATGGTGATGACGATGGCGATGGAGACAGTGCCAGCGATAGCGGCAACTGTACCGTTCCTCCCGCTTGCGTCGGTGACACCCTTAAGTGCTTACACCTTAAATTCACTTGGAAAACTCAATGCAACACGTTGCGCAGCGAAATCACTAAAGGTGATGGTTGCGCAGATGGTGATGTTCCTGTGTGTGCTGGGGACAGCTGTAAAGCTGCGGACTATGCCAGCGTGCTGCAGCAGTGGAAGCAACGGTGTGCTGCGCAGGCGCTAGGCGAGGGTATGGCTACCCGTGCCGCGGGCATTTCCAACGCCGATGATGCTGGCGTTGTCGCTGGTATCTGGGGTGGAGAGTCGGGCGGTTCTGGGCTGACCTTGCGTCAGGATCTCGTGCAGGTCGGTGGCGGCGGAAGTCTTCTCCCGGACGTGGAAATAGAGGGTTCCCATTGGACTGTTCCGCAGGGGTTCTACGATGCAATTGCAGCTGTCCGCATGGTGATTATTGCCATGTGCACAGTCATTGCCATGTTTGTTGTGGGGAGGAATATCTAATGTTCGATTGGGCTAGGAATTTTGCAGATAATTTCTTCGCGAATGCGACTGATGCAATCCACAAACTAATAAAGCTCAAAGCGGCCATTTGGCTTGGCCGGTTACTGTCCGCAGTTGGCCTTGGTTTTGCTGCTCAGAAGTTTATCTATAATCCGATTATTGATTACGCGCAGAATGCTTGGTCCGCTGTTCCTGTCGGTATTGCTAATTGGGTGCATGCGTTCGGTATCGACGCGGGTATTTCTATCATTCTGAGTGCGTATGGGATTCGCGGCGCAGAGCGCATCTTTATCCAACGTAGGAATCAAGCATCATGATTGGTGATACCGCATCCATTTCGCTGCTTACCGGCTTGCCTGGCTCTGGCAAAAGCTTGCGCATGGCTGAGGCGATCAGCAAGCTTGTGGAGAAGGGCGAGCATGTCTACGCCTGCAACATCGATGGCCTGCGTATCCCTGGCGTCACGCTGTGGGACGATGCGAAACGGTGGCGTGAGCTTCCTGTGGGCGCCATCCTTTTTGTGGATGAGGCGCAGGCGTTTTTCCCTGAGCGTCGCGGCGGTGAGCCGCCTGAGTGCGTGCGGATGAATAAAATTCGACACGATGGCATCCGCATCGTCCTTGGCACGCAGCAGCCCAACTATTTGGACACCTATCTACGTGGCTTGATTGGCTACCATGAACACCTGCTGCGGCGCGACGGTCGGCAGGAAAGTTTTTTGTTCCGAGAGAATCAGGTGATGGACGTAGTGCGGCAGAAAACCGCCACCATCAAACGCAATTACGATTATCAGGTGTATAAATTCAACGCCAATTATTTCAAGTGCTATGACTCTGCTCAGACGCACACGATTAAATATCAGATGCCGGCGTTGGTGAAGCGTGCACTGATGATTCTGCCCGTTGCCATGCTACTTGGCGCTGGCGCGTGGTACGCCGTTTACCGCGACACCATGTTTGCGAAGAAGGATGAGCCGGCCGATAAGACGGCCCCCTCGGGGCCGTCCCAGGCCGGCTCATCGGCGCTCGCACCTGGTGGGGCGTTGAAGGTGGACAGCGGCGAGTCCTACGTGGCCAGCATCACCCCTTTGGTCTCTGATGTGCCTTGGTCCGCGCCGGCCTTTCTCAATCGTCCTGTCGTTTCTGACCCGCACGTCTACTGCATGAGCACGGTCAACAGCTGCCGCTGCGTTACCGAACAGAACACGCGTGTACCCGCCATCCGTGATGATGTGTGCCGCGACATCGCCCGCAATGGTGAGCCTTACAACCCTTTCAAGGCGCCTACTCAGCGCGTGCAGGAGCCTGTTGCCGCTCAGGAGAGCGGGCAGGGTGCCGGCCAATCATCCGCGCCCCGTCCTGTGTCCTCTGCGCCCGTTCCCGGCTCGGTTATCTCCAAGCATTCCCGATCACTTGGCACATTCCCCGAGTCTCCTTCGAAGGCAAGCGCCACATACACGCCGCCGACCACGCTGGATATGTGATTCTCTGCTATCCTGATTCTGTGATCGACCCTGCGTCGCATAGCAATAAACGGATTTCATTGCAATAGGGCAAGAATCGTGCCATTTAAAAAAAGTTCATATATTGTTTTTATTCTGTTCATTTTCCCGCTTTTTGCTGATGCACAGATGCATTCTGTAGCTGGTCGTGGATCTGCCCGTGTTCACCCTCCGCGAAATGTCACTGCTGTGCCTAAGCTGGATTGCAATGAGTTGACCCAGCCGTGGCAACCCTGGATGGTGGAGTATTGCCGCGAGGTTGATTTCTCGATGCAGCATGACCTGGCGCATGCCTGGGGCCGGCCACGCCCGTCTCGCAATGTTATCGAGGTCCCTGCCTTGGGTACTTCTGAGGCCAAGGCATCCGGAGTTTCATGCTCTGAGGGTCGCGTGATCCGCAGGGTCGGCAACGGCTGGGAACAGGCACTTGACCGTGAGCGCAACTATCTTCGGTGCCGCCCTTCGGTTCAGTTGCCTGCTATTTCCATAGGCCGGTGATTGGGGTGTAGGGGCAATGCCCCTACGGAGGCGCTTTATCCTGCCATCGATCCGAAGTGCCGGTCCCGCCAGCTGGCTAGGTCTACCACAACAACCTTCACCATCGACTGCTGACCTGCTCTTTTCCTCCCGGCCTCAGCCTTGCGCCTTGAGGCGTAGCCGGCGCGTAGCAGTTCCATGTGGTCACGCCACGCTAGACCTTTCAGGCGCTCGGGGGTCATCCTGTCGCCATCGGGGCTGACCAGGTAGTTGCCCGCGACACGCCAGCCTGTGAAACGTCCGCTCAGATACTCACACATGCATCGATCCTTCCTTGACCTCGGGGGAGCTTGCCTGGACGCAAAAGTGATGCCAACAAGAGCCGCAGCAGTCCAGCGTAGTACCTCAATGCATTTAACATAATATACATTATGCGAAATACGCACTACGGGCAGCACGAGTGCGAGCGCGCTGGATTTGGATGTGGATCAAATCTTGCTTGCCCAGGCGTTCCCCTAGCGAAACGGAACTCGCAGCATGAGCGACAGCTACAACATCGACCGGCGGCCACCATGTTGGACTGCCGGGGAACCCTGCCCGAACCAGTGCGCCCAGGCCCACGCGCGGCACATCATCGACAACCACGTGGATCTGCACGGCCCATGGACTGGCTGGCGACTGGCTGGCCGGGATCTGGTCGCACCGTCTGGCGAACGGATCCCCGAACGCCGACTACGCGGCCTGCTATGGCGCGCAGATGCCACAGACTTACGTGACGCAACACGAAATCGGAACCTTGCCAGGAAAGCACGTCAGCAGTCGATGGTCAAGGTTGTTATCGTGGACCTAGCCAGCTGGCGGGAACGCCACTTCGGATCGATCGCAGGGTGAAGCGTCTCCGTAGGGGCTTTGCCCCTACACCCCAAAACGCTACCGTGATGGACCATCGAGCGAGAACGGAAAATGCCCCCTAGTGCTGACGCCGAAATAACAGCTGCCTACATCGACGGGATAACAGACGCGCTGTCGCTTACGACATTCCTGCTGGCAGACGAGCGGCAATTGAACGCCATAGTTCGCGCGCTCACAGACATGGCAAACGACCGGAACAGGCATGAAAAGCGCCGAGAACTCATACGAGCGTTAGCTATGGATTTGCACGACCAAAGAACCCGCAATGCAGCGTGGAAAGAAGCTGTGTTGAAAGAAGGCTAGATACGTAGGGGCGCTGCCCCTACACCCCGCCCCCTTGCGACTGCGCCCCCATTCGGGTGGGGGCTGTCGCTATTTCATGACGCGTCAGGAAAAGGGGGAAGACTCTGATTCGTGACGCGTTACGCTTTGGACGCCTGTACGCGAGAACGCAGGTCCGACAACAGATCGAGCGCGTAATCCGCCTCGCCTTTCGCCATCGCATCGCGCAACGCATCGATCATGGCAGCGTCGGAAACCTCTTTGCGGTACGCAGCCTGCGCAGCCATCTTCCGGTTGAAACGATAGTTCGCCGCACGCTGGGCAGGGGTCATGGCCGCATTGCCGACAGGTGGACGGCCACGCCGACGCTTGAAAGGCATTTCCAAGGTGCCAGGGTCTTTTTCGTCACGCATCACGCAATCTCCGCTGTCTGTCGATGGTGATATATTATCGTGACGCGTCACTAAAGTAAAGAGGAGATTTATGAACGCAGTTATTTTAGTGACGCGTCACTAATTACATATCGAGCGTGGTGGGCGGAGTGTAGGTGTCGGCGGCCTTGGACGGAGACTCGGGGAACGTGCCGAGCGCGCGAGTCTGCCGCTCGATGACCGAACCGGAGACGCCCTGAACGTGCGCAGGAGGCGCGCTAGCACCCTGCCCTGCGACCTGACCGCCAGCGACCGCCGTAGAGCCGCTGGGTGCGGCGTACTGGCGATAGATGTTGATCGGCAGCGGCCGGTCAACAGTGCGCCGGCACTCGGCCTGGGTCTGGTCGATCTGAAGCCCGTCTTGATTCCAGCACCGACAGCCGCGCTCGCTGTCCACGCAGCCCGCTATGGGCGTCACGGTTGGACCGGTCAAGCTGAAATACTCGCCCGTCGCCGTCGCCTTGTCGGCCGCAGAACTGGTCTGCATACCGTTGCCGCCGATGATGGGGGCCGCCGCCGTCGCAGTCTCCGCTGCGCTGCGCTGCGCTGCGCCGCCGTCGGCTCCTTCTTTTCGGGCGCCTTGGGGGTGATGACCCAGTAGAAGCCCCACAACGCGAACACGATCACCGGGATCGACATCAAGCCGGCTTTGATCTTCGCTGGCAACTTGAACTTGTGTGCGTCGGTGTGCATCGAACTCGATTTGTAAACCTTATACAGGTCTGTCGGATACGACCACACGCTTTCATCCGCGCCCTTGCGCGCACTCGCGCTGTAGGGATTCATGACGCCGCGAGTGAACGCGGCCAGCGAGGCGGACTGCAAGCCGAACGCGCGGTTGAGGTGGTAGTGGGTACCGACCAAGCGAAAGAGTTCCTGGTCGATCTTGTCCGGCCACTGAGTGATGAACATCATGTCGAAACCGCGGTGGCGGTGTTCGTCCATATCGCGCACCACTTCGAGCGGCGAACGCCCCTTGCCCTTGTAGGACGGAAACCGCTTGTGCGCTTCGTCGTACACCACCAGCGCACCATCGGGAAGCGTGCGCCAGTCGTCGGGCGCAGGCTCGACGCCGGCCAGCGTGAGCCCTTTGATATCGCTGTAAACCGCCCTGCCCTTGGCGACGGCCTGCTTGATGGTGTTGACGGCGTACAGCGTCTTGCCATTGCCCGGCATGCCCGTTACGAGATAGATCATTTCGCCACCGCCTTGCCGACACCGACGCCGGCCGCGTTGATGGCCATGCGCGCCATGATCGCGGAACCGACAATGGTCATCGCCTCACCAGTGCCGGACATGAGCGCCAAGCTCGCCACATCGGCCGCAAGGCCGTTGATGCGTGTCGCAACGAGGTTGAGCGCACCGAGCACAACCGGCGTGATCGCTGCATAGCTGATGACCGACAAACCGGCGCCGCTGAGAATGCGCGCAAGCGCATCACCGAACAGAGATTGCAGGAGAGCTTTCATTTTGCGCTTGAACTCCGAAGGCCAGCCAGGATCATCACCGCGGCAACCGACGCCACCGCAATCAAAAACGGACGCAGCAAGATGGAAAAATCACACAGCGGTTGCCAACTAAATTCGCCCTGCCCTTGAGAGCCGGCAACATTGACAGTAAAAGTCTCCGCAGCTGGGCAACTCCCGCCGCTGATGCCGCTCGACCAGCCGTTGGGATCAATGTCGATATCGTGCTCCGGCAGCTCCTTTTCAGGCTCGCCATCGGAGCGCACCCAATCGATAAAATCACACACCTTGGATGCCCAGCCGCAAAAAGTAGGCCATTCCGAATCCATAGGCTGCGTCGTGGACGTGTCAGGTGTAGGCATTGCATCGGGACCAGGAGGGACAGAATTAGCGGCCTCAAGCTGCTTGCGCAGCGCGTTCATAGCATCAGTAATTTCCTGCGTCCGAATGGGAGCTCCGGTTACTGGATCAATCAAAATTGCATTAACAGCTTGCGGGGAAACTCTAATAGCATCACCAAGCTGAGTGTCAGTTACCTGCGCAGGCTGAGCATCACTAACAGCAACGGAAGAATTAGAATCATTAACCCTTACGGCAATATAATCAGTAATAGTTCTCTTTTGCGAGGAAGTCCTACTTAACCCCTCAAATTTAGCTGAAATTATACTGCCGGATTGAGATAGGATGGAAACAAAAGACCAATTATATTCACCATCAACAGAAGTTCTAAATGCTGCCATGCCATTAGCGGCAGCAACAGCATTTGAATAATACTTTCCATCGGAACCAACATAATAAGTTCCATTCGGAGGAACTTGCGTAGGAGCGGGCGGGCCGCTCAAAACCTCCTGTTTCAATTCATTAATAACCCATCCCGCACCGTCAATGATGCTCTTCACCACCTGATAAGCGTTATACCAACCGAGGCCACGCTTAAGGGCACCCTTAGCAAGATTGCCAAGCGTAGACGATGGGATTTCAACCGGAACAGCATAGTTGCGCACACCATTGACGCTACCGGTAAGCGTAGCCTCAAGTGTCACGGTGGACCGAATGCCGGTCGCTGTCGCAGCAGCATAACGCGCCGAAGTAGGATTAACGTTGATGCCCGAGGACGCCACCGAGACAACCCCGAGCCACAACGCCATGCACACGATCAGTCGGAAAAAAGAATGCCGAGTCCCATCAAGAACACGCATAGCACGATCCAGCCTTCCATTGTGGTTCCCCAAAGAAATTGGGGGGCCGAAGCCCCCCAGGTGAAAGCGACTTGCTCAGCCGCCGCGGATGGCCGCGGTGATCCAAGTCCATGCCTTGATGGCTGCGTTGGGCAGCATCTTGGCGGCACCGATCAAGCCGATGGCGGCAGTGGCGGTGGCGAGGGCGGTGACGACGGTGCTGGTATCGAGTTCCATGGTGAATCTCCTATCGTTGGGTTTGTTGGCCGAGCTTCTTCCAGATCCAGCAAGCGCCGAGGAACAACAACGCGGCACTGCCAATCTGTCCCGCCTGCACGACCGTTAGCGGGGGTAAAAGGGATGGCGCAGGCATCCACGCCTGTTGCGTACACTCATGCGTCTGTGCATCGAACTGCACGCAATAAAGGACGTATGCCTGCTGCGCCATGGGTTATGCCTTGGACACGGGCAACGGCGGCGACGGCTCACGAATGAGCTTGATGCGACGGCCGAATTCCAAGCCGCCGAATTTGTTAAGTTGCAGCGACGCGGGGTCGATTTCGTAGAAGCCTTCCGAGTACGGCGGCTGATCCTCATCAAGCGACAGCGGGAACGGCAGCGGAAAATCGTTGGGCCGAACGACGGCCGCTTTCTGTTCGCGGAAATGCATCGCGGCTTTGCCATCACGGGCGGGGAACGACCGCACGTTGACCATGCTACTCATGATTTGAACTTTCATAATGGGACTACCTTCCAGGCTATTGTCCGGCCGAAAATAAAAGAGACTTTCCAGGGGGACGGCCAGAACACCCCCGTGAGCCTGTCGAACCATCCGCCCTTTGCCTTGCGGATATCCGCGTCACTACCGAGCGCTTCACGAGCCTCAGCAGGCGCCTTCCACCAACGCAGTTCGCGCCGGGATTCGTCATTAAGTCCACCGACACCGCTGGTGCGAAACCCCTTGGGGAATGCTGCTGCTGTTGCGGCGGTGAACTTGCTTGCGTACTTCGCGAGATAGCCAACGCAGTTGCGTGCCTTCTCAATTTGGCTGCTGCCGTGCGGCCACCATCCACGCTGATCGACCTTGCCGAAATACATGCCCTTCGGAACCCACACCATCACGTGGTAATGCGGTCGCAGTCGCTTTGTGAGTTCGCCGACCCATACGTAACGAAACACTTGACCTTTGAACCGCACGGCCCGAGCGACAGTTCGATTGAAGTGGCCGCGCATCCGTCTAAGTAGCTCGCTAACGTCACGAGGGCTGCTGTCGCTTCCGTCACGGTAGGTGAGCGTGAGGAAATACCACGCGCCACGGCGCGAACCTTTTTGCGCTTCCTGATCATGCAGGCGTGCTCCGGTGATGACGGACTTTCGCAGCCGCTGCGCCCGCGCTTGCTGCGGGTCGATTTCGATGGAAACGCGGCCGAACTTCGCCTGCGTTCCACTTGTTGAGTAATGGACAAGCCCAAGGGCGGCCGCTTCGCGGCCACCCTCTCCTGCGGCCACATATGCGGCCAGTGACGCACCTACAGCACGCTTCTGGCGTGCGAGGTTTTGCGACGCCATCGTGGTGCGACGCGACGCAGCCTGCATCTGCCCAATCGACGCATCGAATGCAGCCAGTTCCGGCGCAGGCAATACGGACACAGGGACAGGAATGTAGGCATCGGCGTGTGTGCATGCGATGCACACGCCACCGGGGAAAAAGTGCGACGTTGGATCGCCGCAAAATGCACACGTTGTGCGAGACACGACGGAACCGTCAGCCACAGCGCACCCCACACTTTGCCTGCGAGATCATGGCGAACGCGCGATAGTCAGAATCAAGACGGTGCAAACGCTGGTCAGATGACCACGCGACCACGAGAAGCGGGGTCACAGATAGGCCTCATCGCCGTAGAACGCGTGCTGATCGCAGGGGGCAAGGGCATCGATATCGAGATAGCCATCAGCGTCACGGGCATACGCGAACGGGCTGTGGGCGCGAGCAGCGACCTCACGCTTGGCGGTGGCGATCATCGCGAACGCGCGGTAGTCGGCATCAAGGCGACGCAGCTGTTGCGCCGACCTCCATGCGAACAACCGAGCGACGCCGAGAGAAACGACGGCAACCGCGGACGCCAAACAGCACCATATGATTACGTGACTCATCACGAAAAAAAAGGGCGCGTTAAGCGCCCTTCCCCTTCGGCGGCTTCGAAGCATCGGCAGCGGGATCGACCGCCACCACCTTGACCGGCTTCAACTTCTGCGCGGCGAAGCATGCCGCCAGGATCAGACGCGAAACCTTCGACTCGCCCAACTCGGCGAACTCCAATGCGGCGCGCTGCAATTCCACGATCCGCGGTTGAATGGCGGCGTGCTGTTCGATGTTCATGAAGTAGCCCCTTCCCCTGCTCCCTGAGAACCCGCCGCCGGACAGGGGGACCGGTCGGCGGGCGATGTCAGGAGTGTGCTGACATCTGGGAGGGAATGTATGCTGGGTGCTGACACTGTGTCAACAGGGTACTTACATGAGCCAGAGCTACGACCTCTTCTGCCGCTGGAAACACGTGAAAAAGATCCAGAGTGACAATGCAGGCGGAATCGCTCTTGGCGTAACCAGGGCGACAATTTCCAGCTGGAAACAAGGGAAAAATGCCGAAATCCAGTACATCGAAAAGATGGCAATGGAAATAGGCGATAGCCCGGAAACGTGGTCGGCATTAGTGATGGCAGAACGCAGCAATTCCGAGGCCGAAAAAGCAGCCTGGAAAAGAATTGCGCAAAAGCTGGCGGCCACAGTGATGGGCCTAATGCTGTTCATCGGGGCGGCCCTGCCGGACAGCGCGAAAGCATCAGCAATTCAAGGGCTTACCGAAACCCATGCTATACATTATGCGAAATGACGTACAGGGCGGCAGGCGGCCAGCATGTTGGACTGCCGGCGAACCCTGTGTTCATGTCTACCGCGGATAATTCCGTCGCACCCAGGTCGATCTAGCTGGTTTGAGCGCGGATAACTCCGTCGCTCAGTGATCGGTAGTAGAAATTTGCGTATGTAGACAGACTAGAAGCAGAAGTTTTCGACGCTGGTTCGACAGCCCATGAGAGTCATTTCAGCGTATCCAGGCGGATGAGCTGCGTGGCGCCAACAACGCCCCAGATTTATCGAGCCCCCAACACCACGCCCCATTCTCAGCGAGCTGACGAACAACCTGCCCCAAATTTCATCGTATTCCGGCAACTGAGCTCCGTTGCACCGGTGTCTTTCGACGCTGGTTCGACAGCCCACGTGTCTACCTGTTGAGCGACGCCCCCCCCCGTCCTGAGTAGCAGCGGGGTTTAGAGTCCGGGGTTGATGATATCGGTGTTGGCCAGGTGTTTGGCGTAGTCGGCGGGTGTCATGCCGTCGATGGCCTTCTTTGGACGCTCCTCGTTGTATTCCCGGCGCCAACGTTCGATCTCGGTGCGCGCGTGCAGCAGCGTCGGGAACCAATGTTCGTTGAGGCACTCATCGCGCAGGTGAATCGCCCCGGCTTCTGTAGTCAC